ATGGCAAAGACATTCGGTAATTACTTGAGTTTTTTGCAAAAACATTGAATGACGTTATGGGACGCCGACCAAACACCGCAATCCTCGCTCAAGCCGCTGCCACCGGCGTCGGTTTGCGTCAGGCACGGCGCCAGCTCGAGAAAGGTCAAGGCGTTGCAACGGGTAAGGCTATGAAACCCATCGCCGGGATAGGATTGGATGGCGAGATCGATCGACTTGAATCCTTGGCGGCTACACTTGGCGAGGCTGCCAAGGAAGCCAGCGGGCCGGAGCGGTCGTCACTGATCGGCGATTACACCCGCGTCGTTGAGGCACTGCGAAAAATGAAGGGCGATCGGCCCGACATTAACGAGGCGGAGGGCAAGATGGTTCCGATCGACGAGGCGGACAAGATACTGGCACGCCGTACCAACGCACTTATTCCGCTACTGCTTGGCATGCCCAAACGGCTAGCACCTATCTGCGCCCATCGCACGGCTGCTGAGATCCAGAAAGAAGTGGAAAATGAGGTGGGGCAAGTCATGCGACAAGTACAGGCCGCGCTGTGAAGGCGGCTGAACAGCTACTCAAACGCGAGCGCGATCGCTGGAACTTCGAGCCACCGCCGTCCGTAATCGAGTGGGCGGAAAAGTACATCGAGCTGGATAGCAGGATCACGGCCCGCCCTGGTCTTTACTCAACCAAGTACACGCCTTACGTGGCTGGCGTACTGGAAGCGCTGGCCGATCCGGGCGTACATACAGTAAGCCTTTGCTGGGGTAGTCAGACAGGCAAGACGCTCACGCTCGCTATCTGGCTGGCGTATAGGATTGCGAACGATCCAGCGCCAGCATTGCTTGTAATGCCTAACGCTGATCTGGCTAGGAGCTACAGCGAAACGCGACTGACTCCGATCTTTGAGAAGTGCAAACCTGTGCGTGCACTGTTCCCGTACGATAGCGACGATTTTAAAATCCTAGAAATGCAATTTACCAGCATGACTCTCAGCCTGGTGGGATCGAATAGCCCGGCCAACATCAGCTCACGGCCGATCTGCATTGCGGTATTGGACGAGCTGGACAAGTTTGCACCACCGACCGAACGCGAAGCGGCCGCTTACAATCTGGCGCTGGAACGCACGAAGGCTTTCCCAAACCGAAAGCACGTACTGACTAGCACTCCCACGCTTTCAACTGGCGACATTTGGCAGAACTATCAGGCAGGAACGCAGGAAACTTTTCACGTCCCTTGCCACGCTTGCGGAGAATTTCAAGCGATGGAATTCGGGCAAGTGCGATGGGCAGACAGCGCACGCAACGCTGACGGCAAATGGGATCTACAGAAAGTGGCAGACACGGCCGCTTACTATTGCACAAAGTGTAATGAGCCGTGGACGGAAGGCCACAGACGCTCGGCCGTTGAGCAGGGTAAGTGGGTGGCGGCTAATCCTAACGCAGAGCGCGGGCGACGAAGCATGCGACTGCCTAGCTGGTATTCGCCAACCGTAACCATCGCCGACTGCGCCAAGCAGTTCCTAACTCAAAAGCACTACCTGCACGGCTTGCAAGGATTCGTAAACGGATGGAGTGCGATGCCGTGGGAGGATCAGTTCGATAGTGATACAACCGTCGACATTCCCGCCGGCGCGTTTGCCAAAAAGCAGAATTGGGAAACGGAACACATAAAACTGGCGGCCATAGACAGACAGATCGACGAGTACTGGTTTGTCGTGAGGGCGTTCGCCAGGGACGGGACGAGCAGGCTAATCGACGAAGGACGGGCAAGGACGATCGAGGACGTAGCGCAACACCTGCACGCTTTGGGAGTTCAACCTAAGCACACGGCAATGGATAGCGGATACGAGACTCAGGACTCATATCGAATCTGTGCTCGCTACAAGTGGACTGCATTAAAGGGCGAAGAGCGTCCAGCCTACTGGATTGAAACGCCACGCGGGCGGATGAAATCAGTACACTCAGCAGAGCAACCCACGGACGCAGGCTGTATGCTTTTGCTGCTAAGTTCGCCAGCCTGCCAGGATTTGCTGGCATGGTTGCGGAGAGGGCAGGGGCCAACATGGGAGATCGCCCATGACGTAAGCGCAGATTATCGGGAGCACATGAGTAGCCACAAAAAGGTACATCGAATAAACCGAAAGACAGGGCGCGATCATTATGAATGGATACGGATCAAAAGCAGGCAGGATCACTTGTACGATTGCGAAACTTACCTAGCTGGCTTTGCCGTGTACGGGAAAGTGATTCGGCCAACCGCTTCACTCGACGAGGAATCGTTGACACCTGTGGCGTCGTGATGGCTATTTCCCGCAGACTCACGCGGGCCGTTGCTGTAAACTACCTGGCTCAAGCCTCCGGAGTTACCGCAAGCGCCCTGACCAACCTTGCCACTGACCGCAATGCGGCAATGACGGGCGCAGCATCAGGCCGTGCTCTTGTGGGATCTTCAGCGGGCGGGCAATCCGCCAGCTTTCAGATTGACTTAAAACCTACCGAACGGGTTGAGCTATTTCAGGCTGCCATTGATTACCTAAACGGCGTACAGGTCACACGCACCAGCGCATCATTTTCTTACATTCTGGATAGCTGATTATGGCGCAGAAACTTTCACTTGTGGCTCGGGTGGGTGCAGGGATCAAAGCGTTCGGCGCAGGATTCGGTGCAGGCATCAGTACGTTCCAACCTTACGAGGGCGCAGGCTTTTCACGCAAACGGCCCGTCATCTACGGGGCACACGCCCGCGATTCGCGGCTGGATCTAAACGAAGCGACACGAGTTGAGCTGCTTAAACTCGCTCGGCACATGTACCGCAATGTGGGGCTGATTAAAGGAGCGGTGGATTCTATTGCCACCTATTCGATTGGCCCAGGACTCCGGCCGCAGTATCGCGGGGCAGATCAAGATTTCGGCAGACTGTGCGAGGAATACTGGCGCGATATGGTAGTGCCATCACCTGAAGTTACAGGACGCATGACCTGGACAGATCTACTGCTATCGCTTTCACGGTCGATCGATGTGGACGGTGACGTTTTTGTTGTAATGACTGAAAAGGGGAAGTTGCAAGTTGTCGAAGGCCACCGCGTTTGCGAAGGCGACGATTACGGAACAGCCGACGGCGTATTCCTTGGCAAGCTCGGAGAACCCACCGCATACCTCGTTCAAACAGGCGAGCTCTACAGAAAACTAACTTCAGATACCGTCATTCACTTAATGGAAATGGAACGGCCCGATCAGATCCGTGGAGGCTCTGCACTAGCTCGCGCACTCAATCACGTCCGCGATTTAAAAATGCTTGGCGAGTTTGAGAAGGACGCATTGAAATTGCAGGGAAGTATTGCGGCAGTAATTACAACTGACCAGGGCGACGAGCTGGCCGGGCAGGGTGGATTTTTTGGGACTGTGCAATCGCAGGACAGCGGTGAAAGCACCATCGCCCGCGAGGAAATCACCTCGTCTGCTACCATTCCGCGCCTTTCACCTGGCGAAAAAATTGAGATGATTGGGCCGAACCGCCCGCACGCAGGCTTTGAGCCGTTCGCCAAGTTCCTAATTCGTGACGTGGCGATGGGCCTCGGCCTGCCGGTGGAATTTGTTTACGACCCAGCCAGCGTTGGCGGGGCAGGCATGCGGTTTATTGTAGCAAAGGCACAGCGCAGATTTGAACAGCGCCAACGCTTGCTCATCGACAGATTTTGCAATCGAGCATGGAGATTCTTTATCGGAGGAGCGATTGCCAACGGCGACCTACCGCCAGCCGAAGATTACGCCAAGGTTACATGGCAGACACCCAAGTCACTGACTGTGGACGCAGGTAGAGAAGCACAGCAAGCCCGCGAGGACTACAAGGCGGGCCTATCCAGCCTGCAGGATTACTTTGGAGAGCTAGGCCAAGATTGGGAAGAACAGGTCAGACAGATTGCAAAAGAGCGTGAATTTGTCGCATCGATCGGAACGGTTGCACCGCAGACAGACGTGGCGGCTCCGGCAGAAGTAATCAAAGAGGCACCAGCAATTGACGAGCCAACTCCCGTCAATCCTGAGAAAGATCCAAACGCAGGGCCAGATGCGGAGCTGTCGGCTAAACCTAAAGAAACCGTTAAGGAAGTATTATCAGAATCTTTTACAATGAGGGACGATCCAGACTTTAACCTTTCCTCCAAAGAACTGGATATGGTCGCCAAGGCCGTCGGGTTAAAAGATAAAAAACCAAGAACTACCCGAAAAAAATAGTTGTACGCACACCATCCGCCTATACGATTAGGGCGTGGACGGTAACTCACCAGATACGGCTACACTTTACTACGACGACGGATCGATCAGCGTAGTTGGCCGAATGATTACCGTAGGCCACCCATACAATCAAACCTATAACTTGGGATCAATCGTCGGAACCGCTTATGGGAGCGAAAGCGCAGGTCTTGGACAAGTTCTATGGGGATTCCTTAGTGGATTTGGCATTTTGTTTGGAATAGTAAGCACAAGAAATATGCCAGTTTTTGGCGTCACTATCGCCTGCATGTCGGCCGCTGTGCTTTGGAAAATTGTTAAAGGATCTTCTCGTCCTTACGTTGAGTTAAAGTTTGGCGGCCTAAATAATCAGTTACTGTACATGAAAAAACTATCGCATGCCGCACAACTGGCTGACGCCATTAATATGGCAATCCAAGATATGCACACCCCACCCGAACCTGGGCAACCTGTCTACAACCCCATCTTTCCAGATCCAGCAGATCCCGTATCCCGTAATCCTATCTTTAGCCGGAACTAATTTGACACCTGTTGGCCAGCATGGCCAACAAACTTAAAAACGTCTCAATCCTTACCATCGGGGAAGCCCGTGGGCATAACCTTTTAATCGACGAAAAGTCGTTAGAGCAGGCGCTGGCCGTAGCGCAATCCATGAAGCGGATTAAAGTTACTATGGGCCACGGTGCACCCGTTACTGGAATCCTTGGATATATCGACGGATTCAGAATTGAAGGAGAGCGCTTAATGGGCGATCTGACTCTGTTTAATACAAACGAGGCACAATTCGTTCAACACCTAGCACAAGTGCTTCCAGAAGGCTTTGGAATGTCTCTCACTTTTAGCGGCGTGCCAGAGGAAGTTGCAGGCAATCGCTTTGCACGGGTAACCGAAATCTACGATTGCTCGATCGTCTCCGAGCCGGCCGCCAACCCTGCAGGCATGTTTTCTGCTTTTTCGGCAGTTGACATGAAAAAACTTCAAATGAACGAAGCACCTGTCGAAGTCAAAAAAGAGCTTAGCGAACCTGCCGTCGTGGCAGCTCCCGCACCTGAAGCTCCTGCCGTTGAAGCTCCCGCAGTTGTCGAAGCGCCTAAAGCCGAACTGGCCGAAATGCCTTCCGACAAGCCTGCGGAAAAAATGGCAGAACCTACCTTGACCGACATCGCCGGCATGCTTGCAGAAGTGCTCGCCCTCATGAAAGCCGACGCAACTCAGGACGTGACCGAAGCTCCTGAAATGCCCGCTGAAGATATGGCTAAAAAAGAGATGAGCGCAAAGACTGAAGAAAAGGCCGACGAAAAGGCCGTGACCACTTTGGAAAAAGCCAAGGCCGACGCTGCTGGCGCAGTGGCGGTTCCCGCTGAATCGAGCCAACCGCTCGGCCGGGCAGAAATCCTCAATCAATTCAACGCGGAAAAGAATCCGACCCGTCGGTCGGAACTGCTCCGCAAACTCGGACTGTAATCCAGTCCACTAGGAGAACACTACATGGCCAACTCAATCGGAACAACGAATGCCAATGTAATCGCTCAGAGGGCTCTCGAGATCCTCGTGGCGGATTACAGCTTCCTCAAGAACTCCGTAACGGATTTCAGCAGCGAAGCGGCTAAATACAACGCCTCGATCTACACCCACCGCATCTCTGCGACGACCGCACAGGACTACTCGCAGACCAACGGTTATGTAGCGACTGCGACCACTCAGACAGACGTGCAGATCACTCTCAACAAGTTCAAGCACGTTTCGTATTCTGTGGACGATCAAGAGCGCACCAGCTCCAACATCAACCTGATCGAGCGTTTCGCCGGCGCAGCCGCGCACGCCCTCGGCTTGCAGATGGTTGGCGACTTGCTCGCTCTCGTAACCTCCTCCACATTCACCAGCGCGTTGACGGTTGCTTCTAGCGCCTTCACCTACCGCTCGGTAGTGTCGGCTGGAATCACCCTCAACAACAACAACGCCCCGGTCAACGGCCGGTACGCTGTTCTTAACCCCAGCTTCTACGGCGCATTGTTGAACGACAGCACCGTCGTGGCCAATCCTCAGATCACCGGCGACCTCGTTCGCACGGCTGGGATCGGAAACGTTGCTGGATTCAACATCAACCAGTACAGCGCAGTGCCTTCCAACAGCATCACGCTCGGCGGATTCTTCGCCCAGCAGGAAGCGTTGTTGATCGCGGCCCGCGTTCCTGAAGTTCCGACCGGCGTTCCCATCCCTGGAGACATCTCGGTTGTGACGGAACCCCGCACTGGCCTTTCCGTCCAAGTTCGTGAGAACTACGACGTGGTGAAGGGCATGCTGCAACGCACCTACGCTTTGATCTACGGCGTGAAAGCCGGAGAGCCGAACAGCCTCGTGCGTATCAACGGTAGCTAATTCACTCGGGGAGGGCGGTGGGCTGAAAGGCTCACCGCCCTTTCCACTTTAAGAAATCCTCACATGTCCGAATTCACAGAAGCACTCAAGGAAAGTCTGGCCGCACTTTATACTCAAACCGGCACGGCCGCCACTATCGGTTCCACTTCAGTCACTGGCATTCTTTCCACTGTTACCCGTAAAGAAAACGTCGATCTCGGCGGATATGATCTGGATCTAAACTCTACCTTCACCATCGACGTGGCAAACCTAGCCACTGCTCCAACTATCGGATCTATTCTGCTGGCCAACTCCGTCAGCTATCGGGTGGCGTCGATTGATACTTCTATCGGCAGTTACGTGCTTGGGTTGCGAGAGGTTTAGAATGGCCATTCGAAATCCTAAAATCTCCATCTACATGATCGCCGGGCACGAGGCGCAATTTATCGACCGCTGCCTTACCGCATTTAAGCCATACTGCGACGAGCTGGTCGTGTGCATTGCCCAGGGCGCTCGGCCTGATGACGGCACACGGGCGATAGCGGAGAAGTCAGGCGCCAAGATAGTCGAATATAAAAACGCACCCGCAGGCGCAAGCTGGCCCCACGTAGATAACTTTGCCGCTGCTCGCAACATGGCACTGGATGCCTGCACGGGCGACTATGCGGTATGGGTGGATTGCGACGACTTGCCACATAAAGACCTCAAAAACGCTCTTAAAAGGGGCGTAGAAGCATTTGAGCAGAATCCTAAGCTCGGTATCTATGCAGGCGTTTATAACGTCATTAACGCCTCTTTACGGCCCGTACGTGAGAGGATGGTGAGGCGTATAGACGGCGTATGGTCTGGAAAGTGGCACTATGCCGTACATGAGGCGCTATTGCCTAATGCTGGGCTGGAATCTGTGGGCGAACAGGCGGTATGGGTGGAGCATCACCCTGGCGGATATAAGCCAAACAGTGCCGATCGGAATCTCCGCATCCTGCAAGGGCAGTTAAGCGAGGCGGGCAAGTATGCGTACTACTACCAACAGGAACTATTCTTAGGCAATCGCAGGACAGAATCGGAGCCGTGGTCACACGTTGCGGCCGTCTGGCCTGGGCAAGAGGCCACGCTGGCATACGAGGCTGCATGCAATCAGGCTACGGCCACACAAGATCGCAATGTTCGGATCGGCTTATACCAAAAGGCACATCAGATGAATCCTGGGCGCAGAGAAGCGATTTACTTTTTAGCTAGGGAAGAGGCGAGCGTGGGTGCGTGGTTACAAGCATATCACTTGCTCAAATCCGCAATGGTTCAGCCCGATCCGGGCGTCAAGATCTGGAACGCCCAGCGCACCGTGTACGACTTCGAGTGCATCGATTTATATCTGGCGGCCTGCAAGGCCGTGGGCGATACAACGGAAGCGGAAAAGATCGAGAACATGTGGCGGGCACAAAAGCCAGTAAAGATTAGCGTCTGCCACGCAACGCGAGGACGACCGCAGGAGGCCATTAACGCCCGTATCTTGTGGATGAAAAAGGCGGCAGATCCAGCCTCGATCGAGTGGATCTACTCAGTCGATGATGACGATCCCAAAGCCAGCATGCTTAAAAATTGGGGCACTGTTAGCGGTAAGGGTGGATGCATTGCCGCGTGGAACAGGGCGGCAGAAGTGGCCCGTGGTGAAATCATTGTTCAAGGCTCTGACGATTGGGATCCTCCTTTGCATTGGGATACGATCATCACCCAACGACTTGGCGATCTAAGCAAACCATCAATCCTTGCGGTATCCGACGGCCATCGCAAAGACGACCTGCTTTGTATTGCAATTTTAACAAAGGCTAGGCTGAAACAGCAGGGCACACTCTTTGCGCCTGAGTACGACGCATGCTCGGGCATTTTCAGCGATAACGAGTACAGCTTACGCGGTGCAAAAGACGGCGTAATCATTGACGCAAAAGATGTCGTTTTTGCCCACAATAATCCGATCTTCACAGGCGCAGTGCAGGACGCGGAATTTAAGCGCCACAACGCCAAGGAAAACTACGAGCTTGGCGAGAAAATTTTTAAAGAGCGTAACCCGTGATTCATACTCACAACGCACTGCGGTTAGGCGACAACCTAGTACAACTAAACTTTTTGCGTCGGCTATGCCTGCAAAATCCTGATCTTGAAATCACGCACTACCATAATCCAGAGCTGTGCAAGTTTGAGGAAATTGACGCCTTGCGTAGCGACATATCTTTACGGTTACGCATTCGCCCAATCAACGAGGCGCCAGCCAATAGCATTGATTCGTGGCGTAACACGGGCGGATATTGGGAACGTCACCCCGATAAACTAAACTTTGCCCAATTTCACCTGTGCTGGTTTGAAGAACTGGCCAGCAGGATGTGCGTTAAAAATCCGATCCGTAAAGTTGAAGATCTGTTATTTGATTATTCGGCGTTGGATTCCTTTATGCCCATGGCGCCAGAATGCGACATAGTAGTCATCAATTCGCCAGGACTCTCTGGTCAATTCACAAATTTTAATCCTGACGATTTTCGTAACCTAGTATCTAAACTAGTTAGCAAGGGTCATCGGGTGATCAGCACGATGGATACTGGATTATGCCCAGCGTTTGATAATAAAAATGTAACTTGGATAGGAGCGACGGCTGCCAAAGCAAAAGCCGTGATCGGAACATCCACCGGGCCGAGCTGGCCGTGCCTTAACGTCCACAACAAGGATGCTTTCCACCTGCTTTGTGCAGATACAGAAACAGTCATATTTACCCAACGCGGGCAGATGGCCAGAAGCGCATTTCACGCTCTGCATATTTTGGAAGAGGAAGGGTTGCTGTGAAGCAAGAGCTGACGCAGGCAATGGATTTACTGGCGGCCGATCCAGCCGTCAGGTTTATAGGGTACGGCGTAAAGATAGGCGGGCGTGCAGCGGGCACGCTGAATCACGTCTCAGATTCGCAACTCATCGAAACACCCGTCGCCGAAAATCTAATGGTGGGACTATCCACCGGCCTTAGTTTGGCGGGGCTAAAACCCGTTGTCTTTATTGAACGAATGGATTTTATTTTGAATGCGCTGGATGCCATCGTGAATCACCTGGGCGCAGCGCAACACATTAGCTGCAATCAATTCAAACCGGCCGCCATTTTGCGGGTAGTCATTGGCAATAAATATAAACCCTTATACACGGGCCCGACTCATACGCAGGACTTTACTAAAGCACTTAGAGAAATGATCGACTTCCCAATCGTCGAACTAAAAAAGGAAATCGTAGTCAGCGAGTATCAAAGCGCACTGGACAGATTAAGCGTCGGAACTTCCACCATGCTGGTCGAGCGAAAGGATGAGTGGTGAAGCAAAACAAATACAGCGATTACAAAATCTTTTCGTTCCCCGATAAGATAGCCAGTTTCCGCGACGATATTATCACCGCACCCATCTACGTGCGGATTAAACCGACGAATATCTGTAATCACGCCTGTCGTTTCTGCGTTTATTCTGACGGCACAACGAGGCCCAAGGATCGGCCTGACTTGCATCTACAGGCAGGGATGCACACAAGCATGAACGAGCGTGACGTGATGCCACGAAATAAGGCGCTTGAACTAATCGACGATCTGGCAACTATCGGAACAAAAGCCGTTACGTTTAGCGGTGGCGGAGAGCCTCTGCTGCATAAAGACATTGTCGAGATTATGACTAAGACAGTTTCGTCTGATTTGGATCTGTCGATCATTACCAACGGCCAACTGCTCGCAGGCGAAAGGGCGGAAGTATTGGGCAACGCAAAGTGGGTTAGAATTTCCATGGACTATACAAGCGCAGAGCAGATGGCGTCGAGCCGTAACGTGCCCGATAGGTCGTTTGATTCGGTGATGCAAAACATTAAAAACTTTTCAAATACCAAAACGGAAAGCTGTGACCTCGGGATTAACTTTATAATTACCCGCTACAATTACGAGGGATTGGTTCCGTTTGCTAAACAACTCAAAGATGCAGGCGTGAGCAACGTTCGCTTTTCGCCCGTATACGTTCAAAACTTTAAAGAATATCACAACACCATTGCAGTTAGAGTCAGGGAGCAGTTGGTCGAGTGCCAATCATTCTGTGACGACGATTTTACCATTAACACAACCTACGATCTGGATAGCCCAAGCAAGTCGCCCATCAGGCCGTTTCATCGCTGTCTATACGCTCAAGCCGTCTGCGTTGTCGGTGCGGATCTCAATATTTACGCCTGCCACAACACTGCGTACAGCGATCACGGCCGCATTGGTTCAATTAAAGAGCAATCGTTTAAGCAGGCTTGGTTTAGCGAGGAGGCACGCAAATGGCATAAGACGTTTAACCCTGGCGTCAGTTGCCTGCACGAGTGTGCAAATCACGCCAAAGTAGCGCTATTTGAAAAGCTGGCCACGGATAGCCACGACGCTTTTGTATGAACAAACAGGATCTAATTGATTTTGAATTGAGAATTAAGGCTCTATTTGAGCAGGGCAAACTGCCTTATTTGATTCACCTATGCGGCGGCAATGAAGATCAACTAATCGAGATATTTAAAGACATTAAGCCAGGCGATTGGATCTTCTCAAGCCACAGATCCCATTATCACTACCTGCTGGCTGGCGGAGATCCCGACGTGCTCGAGCAGATGATTAAAGAGGGCAGATCCATGTTTGTATTCGACCGCAAACTTAACTTTTATACATCCAGCGTGTTGGCTGGCACTTGCGGGATAGCGGCTGGAGTGGCGCATACCATTAAAGAGCAGGGAAGCACGGCAAAGGTGTGGTGCTTCTTGGGCGATGGAGCTGAGGACGAGGGCCACTTTTACGAAGCCGTTAACTACGTGGCTGGGGCAGATCTACCATGTACATTTATTATTGAGGACAACGATCGATCCGTGGATACGCCAAAGGCCGCTAGGGGAAAGGCCACGATGACTTGGCCTGATTGCGTAATGCGATATCATTACACGCCAACGTTTCCGCATGGCGGTGCGGGTTGTAAAACCATGGTCACATTTGATCCGACGATCCGCCCGATATGGTGACAAGAAGCGTCTAAAATATGCCAGCCGTCACCATGCTCGATCGTTTAATTGAAGCTGCTTTTCAAGAGCTTCTAACTGCAACAGTCACCGGGCCTACCTATCACTTGTCGCACGATAAGACCGAGAACATGCCTCCATCTATCGTAATAAAAGCCACGCTTGGAACGGAAGAGCCAGTGCGAGGATCGGGAGTGTTTGCCGTGCCAGTTGAAATCGTTGTGGACGACTCTTACGACGATACAACCGTGGACGCACACACTCAAAAATGCTCCAAGATTCTGCAGGCTTTTTATGATTCAAGTACTTTAACTGCTAGACTAAACGCCACTACGGCCATCGGATCTGCCCGTTGTTACAATGCTAAGGTAGATTCTGTAGAGCCAGAGGCGGACGATGAAGAGCGCACAATGCGTCGCACTTTTAAGCTGGCAGTCATCGCATATCCGAATTCTATCGCGAGTTGACACAAAATTTAAGGCAATATGGCAGCCACAACAATCGGAACGACGGGCCTACAGTTTGGCATCACTGCTGAAGCCGGTGGGTTGGTTCAATCTTTTACAGAAACTCGCAACGTAGAGCGTGCGGAAATTCGCAATCAAAGCGGCGAGGTAGTCGGTTGCGCTGTCTATAATCCTACCGATACCTTTTCTTTCTCCACCACAATTACGGGCGCTTATGCCACAACGGCAGGCGCAGTTCTCACAACCTTGGCAAACGCTACCAGCACAGGCGGTAAGATCGTAGTCGATAGCGTCACGGTTAATCGTACTAGCGAAGGATTTGTCACGGTGGACGTATCGGCGACTCGATTCCCTAACATGAGCTAACCCGCTTTGGCGGGTTTATGAGATCCTAAAATGGTTGATAGCTTCTGGGGAACGACAAACATTAAAGTAGCTGCGGCAGTTGCAGCCTTTGGCGCAAAGCTCAGAGAATCCGATCCCGTCACGTGCATCGTTGAGGAAGGCGGCCATAGAAAGTTTACGTTTTGGTTTAGCACGGGTGGCGATCAAGACGCTAAGGCCGAAATGGAACGCACTTGGGCGGATATGAAATCTGAGCCAGAAGCGGCGATTCGATACGTCAGGGCAGCACTTGAGAACAGGGAAACACTGCTCGGCCTTATGAAGCGTGCAGAGCCGATCCTATCGATCAAGCGTGGCAGCCAAACGTTGCTTATCTCAGAAAGGGCCAGCCCGGAACTAAAGCGGGCGATGATTAAAAAACTATGAGTGAAGAAGCACTACTTCAGGAACTGGATAACTCGCTTATCTCGCCCGATCGATTCTTTAAAGATCAGAGGCTTGCGCCCTATACCGAGGGCAGTCGCTTGCTTATGCTACAGGTGCGAGATGATAGCGATTCCGCGATCTACTTTGTCTGGTCGTTTATTTACCTGCATATCCTGCTGGCGGAAGATCGCAAAAAAACGATCCGCCTAGCTTGGGATAAGGATGTGTTTAGGGAAAAGCTGATGGATTGGATTGCGGAGATGACGGAGGACGATCGCAACACCGCCTCAGTCATGTGCTCCGCAATCTTGGCGGAGGCTAATAAAGCGCGGGTAAACGTTATCCCTTCAGCCATAGCTGCACCGCCGGGAAACGCCTAGCGCCAGGAGGAACCGCCGCGTGCGTGTTTGTCCTGGCAAAACATACAGGCTGGACGATGGAGCATATTCTATGGGAAGTGCCACTGGCGGCCGTCAATCAGGCCGATCACGTGTTTATGTTTATGGACGGCCTAAAGCTAAGTCGTGCGGCTCATATTGAAGGCAAAGAGATCCGTGACATGGAAAGGCTATTAGGATTATGAGCGCAAGTTTAACAGTCGACGCCAGCAAACTACAAAAAGCCATGAAGGCTTTTATTGGCAATACTAAAGCCGAGGCAGCCAAGGAAATGCGGATACAGGCACGCATGCTTTGCGTTAGCCTAGCTAATTCGACGCAACCTTTTGGCTTTGGAAATGATGTAAAGAAAGTCGGTGAAAAGGCAGTTACTAGGGATATTGATCGCGTTTACAAATCGGCAGGTACTGCCTCTAAAGAGATAGCGAAACTATCGTTGCCAAAGGGAAAGACTAAGACACAAAACGCAGAACAAATGGCCAAGGCATTGGCGGCGCTTGTGCTGGGCAAAACTGGCGGTAGTAAAAGAAAGCGTGCTGAATCCGCACAACAACTTCTAAACAGAATACGACAACAACCCTACGTGGGTACGCAAGTCGGTCAGTTTGACGGTGGAAAGAGTCACGAATCAGCTCGGTATGGCAAATCAAAAAGAGTGCCAAAAAATCAGTTTGTGCGTCAAATCGTCACTAAAGATAGTCCATTGTCGCGATACTTTAAAGATAAGCGCGGAAACGTAGGTATCGCAAAATCAGGCTGGGCCGTCTGCGCCGGCATATTAGGAGGCTTTCGCGGTATCCCTAAATGGGTATACAGGCACACGGGTGGCGGCCGCGTGAATGATAAGAGCCAAACGGCGTTGGGCACATTTTCCAAGCCTTACGTTCAAATGACTAATACGATCCCTTGGATTAATAATGTAATCAGCGCCGGCACCATTCAGAAGTCCATTGACATACAGGTGTTAAAAATGATTAAGCGACTGAGTATTATCGCTAATTACGAGAGCAAAAAGGCGGGGCTATAATGGACGCTACAGCCACAGCTAAACTCGCTTTAGATGCGTCCGGGCTGGATCGCGGCCTGCAGTCGGCAACCGCCAGCCTAGATCGATTCGCAAAGCAGACAGGTTCAATTCTGGCAGGAGCATTTGCGTTTGATAAGCTAATCTCAGGCTTTAGTTCAGCTATTGAAAAAGGCGATCAGCTTCAGGACATTGCCGAAAAGTTCGGAGTATCCGCTAGTAAATTGCAGATGCTTGGGAACGCTGCATCAGTATTCGGCAGTGGGCTAGATCAAGTTAGTGCTGGCCTAAATAAGCTGTCTTTGGCTCAACAGAAAGCAGTATCTGGAGAAGATGGCGCAGATGCATTAGTGGCAACATTTGCCGAAGTCGGAATAAGCCTAGAAGAACTTCGTTCAATGGGAGCAGAAGATATCTTTTTAAGGATTGCCGACAGCTTTGCGAGCGGAGCCAACGACGGCAGGCAATTTGTAATTGTTAATGAACTGCTTGGCAAAGCTCAGACCGATTTAATAAAAGTACTAAACCAAGGATCGTCCGCAATTATTGAACAAGGGAATGCAATCGGAGTATTTTCAGATGATACCATCTCAAGCCTATCAGAACTATCTGATCAAATAAAAGTATTACAAAATAATATGACGATGGGATTTGGAAATGTTGCCGCACTTTTAAACCCTTTTATTAAAGGGCTGCAGGATGCTCTTGAGTTGGCCGTGATGCTCGGGATGGCGGTAAAGGAAGCAGCTTCAGGCAATATCGCAGGAGCTAAACAAATTGTAAAAGGAGCCAGTAATTTAGGCACGGAAAAAATGGCTGAAAGGGATAAGGCCGAAAAGGCTAAGAAGTCGCCAGGACGTGGAAATGCAGAGCGCGAAATAATCAATAATCAGAAACAGTTGGAAAAAGCAGAAAAAGACGCAATCAAAGAGCGGACTGACTTGGCTCTTTACCTTTTAAAACAAGAAGACGCCGAAAAAAAATTGGCCAACGATTCATACGAGCGCAAAAGGGATACGGAGCGCGAGAGAATGCTAGAGGCTGCTAATCTGGAAGTAAAAGCAGCACAGGAAAAGATGAAGCTACAACAGGAACAAGCAGCAAAAGAAAAGGGCATGGCCGCAGGCCCTGGCGGAACAAGCAGACAATTTGAGCAAGCTCGAGCAGGGTCTGCCAGTGAAGTGCTTAACTTTGCAGGCGGTCTAGGCGATCGCTCTATTTCCGCAATGGTACAACAGGAGCGATCAAAGGCAGCCAAGGAACAGCAAAAGGTGAACCGCAAGGAATTTGACGCAAAGGTGATGGAGCAGACAAGTGCAACTACAAAAAGTGGCGATCCTAGAGATATGCAAAGCAGGCGTCGTGAATTCATCCAGAAAGAAGCGCAGAAAGAATCTAAGGGAACAAAGTCTCTAGCGGATATTTATCAAGTGCTTAACGATGCGCTTACAAAAATAACCTCTTCGCCAATCGTATCCGTATGAGTGCTATCATATTAGGCTCCCCGGCGTCAGGGCAGAAGGTTTTGCGTAGGAATGAGTTTTCTACTCAACGCAATGGGTTGGAATTCATTAACGAAATCTACACGATCCGAACTGCCGACAGGACAACAATCCAGCCAGACTTTGAAACTTTGCATAAAGATTTTAGCACAGCTTCTACCAAATATGCCCGCATGGCTGTGGAAAATGTAGCTTTTAAAGAGATCGATGGGGATTTAAGTGAAATGACGGTGTCTTACGTCGGCCTAACCAGTGCCAGCGGACTGCCTCCCGCACTAGTCCGAATTATCCCGCAAATGGATAAAGGCGTATTCGGGCCGCCTTGCGTCATTAACGTTGAGTTTATTAGCGCATCAGATACTGCATCAATTATCTCCGTGCTTCCTTCAGGTGCGCAGTTTGGATTGAGCTATTCCCGCAAAGTGCCAATGCCACGATCAATCAATGGAACGTTACTTCCAGCAAATCCTCGAGATCCTTTTAGTACGGGCAACGCCCCAGCGCAAACAAGTGGAGTATTTGGATATTCTGTTTTTGATTACCAAGGTTACGTACTTCAATCTGTTCAGGCCGAGGAAAGAGGAATCTTTGTCGTGGTAGTACATGAGTATGCGGAATACTTTGAAACCGCAACGGTAAGCTAGTATGGCCACGGCACGCCTAAAAGAGATCACGGCCGGGAAGCTAAACCTAGAATTCTTTAATAAGATTATTAAAAGGATTGAAGGCATCAAACCCCTGGCTGGCAGTTTTTTGAAAGTTGTGGAGGAAACGGACGGAATCAGAATCTCTTTAGATAATGCGGAAGTAAAAGAGCTAAACGTATGTAACAATGGATCGCCAGACACGATTAAGGTATTCGTCCAAAAAGCCTAAATTGACACAAGAAAAGCATTATGGCGCAATCACTTGATCTTTATATTGACGTTACTAAAGGGGAGTTGCTGACGGGCGGATCAGCCATTAACGGAGCACTGCCTACTTTAACCAGGAACGATTCATATAACCTCCGCGTGCGCTTGCGGGAACGGGATTCTGGCGGCTTTTTAAGAGACTTAGATACAAGCGGAATCTCGGTAAAACTAGGGATCGGTGGTGTTGAGGATAGTCCTACCGACGGACAATTTAAACTTACCCTGGGCGCAGTTACTTCCACCGCAATTTCATTTAACGCAACCACTACACAAGTTTACAACGCCATCAGTGCAATCGCTGGCGCAGGCGTTACCGTCGCGACGTTCGGATCAATCACACAAGGCGTTTATTTAATTACCTCCGCCACGGCAAACACGGCCTTATCGTTTGGCGGGGATGCTTTCACGCTTTTCCCGACCAGTTCGGTTCTAGTCAATACACGCAGAAATCCAGCCACGGGAATCCCTGCTCAACAAGTAATCAAATTAGTCCGCAATCCTGCCGTATATGCGGATACTTTTACTGCATCTCCTACTGCTGGAATCGTATCGCTTACAAAACTACAGGACGGATCTGCGTCTCAGAACGAAATCTATAACCTTAGTGCAGGCGCGGACGCAGAGGGCGGATCGGTTGTCCTTAACTTTGGCACGAACAGCACGACTGCCATTGCATTGGGAGCCACTGCCGCCAGCTTTAGAGAGGCATTAAGCGCCGTCACGGGAATCGGTGCGGGCAATATCAGCGTCGATTCAGGGAATGGCAATTATACCATTTCATTCGTTCGGGATCTGGGCCTGCAGAATGTAACTACCGCACTTACTCTGGATACCAGTGGCGTCATATACGGCACATTCTTACAGAGCGCCGTAACCCTAAATACGGCTGGCATTGAGGAGCTATTTGCGGAAGCAAGTGCAGATGAAATTACACCTAAACTGGAAGTGGAATTGACGCAATCTGGTACGCCTAAAACTATTCTGCAGACGGACGTTACGATTAGAAAAGATTTAATCACCACAGGCAGTGCGGTGCCAGCCGCTCAAGCGTCTTATCTGACGGCGGCCGAAACGTATGCTGCCTTTGTCCGCAACTCCACCACAGGCGTTAATTCAAGCGCACGCAGCCTGGCAGATTCATCGGCTGTCACAGCCGTGGCGTTTGGAGCTAGGACGCTCAATAATATCTCAGGAACGGCCGTTGTAAGCTATGGTGCCGGGCTTTCATTCTCAAACACGCCACTTGGCTTTTATGGCGTAGCGGTTACGGCTCAGCCTGCAAACATCAACGCGGTAAGCGGTTTGATTAACGTGGGATTACTTGCCAATAGCGCAACTTACGGAGTCCTACCGCAATCGCCAAGAACTGTTACCACGCTAACCTCTGTTACATTTGGAACAATTAATGCAAACGATCAGCATTATCGAGATGTGATTGTTACTGGTGCGGCTGTAAATGATATTGTTCTGGTGGGTTTACCATCGGCAATTTCAGCAGGGGCGGTAATTCAAGGAATTGCCTATAAAGCGAACACAGTCTGTTTGTCTTGTGTAAATTCGGATAGCGCTTCAATCGACGTCAACACAGCCACCTACCGAATCACCGTCATCGGTTATTAACGCAGGGCGAATGCCCTAACGAAATCCTTATGGCTTTTCTGTATCCTAAGCTGTTTCCAGAATTCTTTGATTGTGTCGAAGAAACAACATTCAATCCAAGCGACATTAGGGTTTTTACAGGAGTTCAAATTTATCCGGCTGGAATGTCCCTTGAAAAAGCCATGTCTTTAATCTGGAAATCTAATAAATTTAGTTTGTCTGGAACAGCAAACTATCCATACCAATGCTGTGAAGGCAATATTCCTGCTTATTCAATATGGACTTTTTCTGGTCAAACCACATCGACAACCCCTTTAAAAATGTCCGATCTTGCTTGTAACTTCAGCGCAAATTATGAAGCCACTGCTTTAAGAGAGGATTATAATTGCGACGGAAATATAGAAGCATCTGGCTATGAAGTAGAACAATTTGGATTTGGTGCTTATGATAATAGTATTTATTTATATAATGAGTTGTACTATATTCCAATTTACTATTTTTTTGCGGCTGGTCGAAATTTCTCAGAAGCAACTAATCATACCTATTATAATGGTAGCGTTACAATCGACGGAGTTATTTTGCCATTATATGCTCAAGAGCCATTCTGCCCTCCAATTAGTGCAAATATTGTTATAACAACAAGCTCCGAAAGAGATCCTTCTTGAGCTGTTCAGCGTGCAAAAAAGTTAAAGATATTGGCGAATCGCTTGTTATTTGGGCAAAAGCTGGGATGCCATTTGCAAATATAGATACAGTTAAAACTCGTTTAGATGTATGTAGTTTGTGTGAATACCGCAAAAACAGAACATGCTCTAAATGCGGATGCTTTATTGAAGCAAAAACTCGCTTAGCTACAAGCAAGTGCCCTATCGGCAAGTGGTAGCCCTTTGACACACGCCATCCAGAAGTATGGCCGCTGGCGTATATAATCTAACCGTAGAACAGGGCGTGGATCTTGCGCTCGAGGTATCGGTCAAGGACTCCACTGGCGCAACGTATTCACTAGTCGGCGCAACCGCAGCCGCTCAGATCCGCGATACCTACAACGGCAACCTGCTGGCTGAATTTGCAGCCGTCACGGCTACTGGCACGACCGGCAGCCTTACCCTGGCGTTGAATGCAGCCACGGCATCAGCTCTACCCATCAGTGGCGGGAAGTGGGATCTACTTCTTACCACAAGCGCTGCCACTAAAATCCGCCTTTTACAAGGCTCCGTCACCATCGCGGGAGAGGTGACTGAATAATGCCTATCACCGCTACAGTCTGCGGGCCTGCCAGCATTACGGTTGCCGTGGGTACGCCCATCGTGACGGGCGGAACTGGCGCGGCTGGGGTAACTACAGCCACGGCCGTGGCGCTGGCGATTGCGTTGGGATGACAAGGAGCACAAGAAAATGAAACAGATCTGGCCTAATTACTCTTATTCGCCCACCACAAACGTCCTAACGCTTACCGGACTAAATATTGATCGCGACCAGCTTCTGCTTGTGACTGCCGCCGATCGCGGGCGGATAATGTACAACTTTGCGGATAGCTCGGTTACAGCTTCCGCCTTTACGTCGGGCGCAAATACCGCACTTACCCTAGTTGCGACTACCGCTGGGCTAACTACCACGGCTGCGCTTGTTATCTATTACGACGATCAGCTTCAGAGCACCTCAGTTTCCATCTCTAACCTCCCATCCACACAGACGATTGCTGGAACGGTAACTGTATCAAATGCAGTTGAGTTAGCACAAGCCCTACTCGCTCAAAGTGCATCTTACGCAAGTTTAGATGTAAATATTGGTGGAGTTAGTTCGGTCACGCTACCCATCTCTGGCACAGTCACCATTGGCTCTGCTCTCCCCGCTGGCACAAATCGCATCGGAGTAGTGACGATTGGAGCAGGGACAGTCACAATAGGAGCAGGAACGGCACAAATCGGAAGCGTGACTGTTGGGAATGCAACAACATCTTCCGCTGTATTTACAAAAATATGCGGAGAGATTGCTGGCGGTAGTCCAAATGAAACAACACAAATTGTCACAGACAGCCAAGGAATGCTTTATGCAAGACTAGCTCCATCCTCAAGTCTTGCATCGGAGCCTGTAATCTATGATCCAGTTGGAGGCGGGTCTTACATCAATGTTCGTCAATACTCTGGAACATCTATTACAATTGGGAATTCTATTACTATTGGAACCGCTCTCCCCGCTGGCACGGCACAGATTGGCTCTGTTACAGCATCCATATCGAATACAGCAGTAACAGTTTATCCAGCACAAGGAACAACCGTAACAAATTCAAACTTCACTAGCCTAACTTCTTCCACATCTCTTGTTTCTGCGGTTGTGGGAAGAAAAGTTCTTACAGTATTTAACGAGGGAGCTGGCAATCTTCACTTATCGCCCGGTGCAACTTGCACAACGATCAGCTACCAAGTGCGTCTATCTGCTGGCGATTATTGGGAGTGTCCGCAGGGGCAACTTTCCCTTGCTCATACCGCAGTATTCGCAACGGCTGGAACTGCTAGAATAACTGAAGTTAGCTAGGAGCAGACGATGCCTCTTACAAAAGCCACTTTTAAAGAGTTGGTATCAAGCGATGATTTACCAGTTGGATATTTTAGGAATGGAGTTCCATTTTCATTGGGAACAACACAATCATCTGTTCCAATAGTTCCGTCTTCTGGAACAACAGACACCACATCTTTTTCACCATTCTATGTTCCTACTAGTGGAACTTATGAAGTAAAATACATACTATCATCATATGTGAGTGGGAATATTCAAGAAGCCATATTCGAATACAAACCAGACCTACTTGGAGTTGGTGAAACAATTATAAATCAAAATTGGGCATCTCCAAGTCTATCAACAAGAACATTAAGCGGTTGTATAATGAAAAAAGGAATATATTGGTTGTGCTTGAGGGCATCGAACGGTTCGTCTGCTATTGGAGTTAATGCTCTTTCAAGACTAACAACTGCCTCGGGCGTTGCTGGAAGCCCAGATGTTTCATTTTCTATAAATAATTTTCCGTTAAATGGTTCTTCATTTGCTCTTGGATTTGCGTCCAATCTTGCGTTATATCAGTATTTATTATGGGATAATTCAACAACACCAAATGCAACTCAAATAAATTACAATGGCACAATTTCTGACTTTTCTCCATATCAAAATATAACCAGTAGATATTACCTTTACCCAATAGCAGCAACATTTTTATGGAGAATTGGTTTAAAAAGAACTGGTTAAAATGCCCCTCCTCCTCATCACCTTCTTCCTATGTTCCTGCTCGCCACGCACAACGGATAACAACGCCCTGCCACGATATAGCGATATGGGTGCGGCTGAAGATGCGGGGAAGGTGAAATGAATGAGTGCGCCAAACGATCGCAACACGCCCGGCTGGCGTGAGTTTATTGCCAGCCTTCGCTGGCTTGAGGCGGAAGGCTACATCGAAATGTTTTACAACGAAAAGGGCGAGGAGATGGTGCGCATCGCGGAAGGCGCAGAAACGGCCACCCTATGAGCACCGACCAAGTCGCCGAACTTTCAGAGCGGTTATCTGTAGTCCGAGAGGCCGTGGCTCGCGTGGAAACTAGGCAGACGGTAATTCTGGATTTATTAGAACGCTCGCAAGCCAGCTTGGGCGAGTATCACGGCCGCTTGACCAACATGGAGCGAGAGGCCCACACGATTAAGACGAAGCTATGGCTAGTGGCGTTGATATCTGGGGCAGTGGTAAGCACGGTGTGGGAGTTAATTAAACGTCGCTTCAGCTTTTGACCTAGCTTTGACACCCCGCCAAGGGCATGGAACAAATTATCCCTACCTTACTTAGTGTTGATTGGCTCGGAGTGCTCGGAGCGATTACTGCGCTCCTTACTGCGGTTATTGCAATCGCCTCCTTTATCCCTGGCGACCAGCCTGAGAAGGCGTTGCAAGCCGTGGTAGACGTGCTCTCGCGGTTCTCAAAAAAATAACCACCCATGATCGCCGGAATCTTAACGGCGCTGGGCGGGATAATCGGTATCGTGCTGTGGTTCTTAAAACGCAAATCGCCGCTTCAGCGCAACTTTGAGGCGATCGAAAAGGAACGCCGCAACAGGCAAAGGGACATAGATGCGTGGTGGACTAAACGCCCTCCTACTGATCAGTAGCCTCGCGCTGGCATCCTGTGCGACAACGTCCCAAACGCAGGACGGCCCGCCGCCAAGCCCGGACACGATTAGCTATTTCATCTACGCATGGGACAAAGCCGAGCGAACAAACAAGCCCTGTCCGCAAGCTTACAGAGATTTGTTTGCGCAATCGCTCAAAGCGCTATCTGATAGCTTGGCAGAAACTGAAAGAGAGCGAGCGAGGCAGTGACCAGCCTTGCGGAAGCTAGTTCCCGCACCTTGCGGGCCATTGATTCGTTAGACGCCAGCTTTCAAAAGCAGGTGAGGGGATGGGTGAATGAAATGGTGACCAGCCGGATCGAGCCTCTTATCTACTGCGGTATGCGTTCCATGGAGGAGCAGGCTGCGCTCTTTGCGAAAGGTAGGACAGACGGCAGCAGCAAGATCGTGACTAAGGCCAAGCCAGGGGAAAGTTATCACAACTACGGTCTAGCGTTTGATTGGGTTCCGCTCAAGCAGTCGGCAAAGAACGCGGATCTGTGGATCGCGGATTGGGATAACGAGACGGCTTTTCGCCTAGGCGAGCACGTGGGCGTCAGTTTTGAATTATCCGCAATTTCTTGGGAAACAGGCCACTTGCAGTCTAGCAAATACAAGAGCTGGCGTGACATCTCACGCAACTCCGTGGAACAAGTGGAACAGATAAAGGCCAAGGATATCCGCATAAAAACAAAGGCCAAAAGCCTAGTAAGTAACAGGCCGTGGAGTTCGCGGTGACGCCTGAACATGAGAAGCATCTGGCTGGCATCCTGCGAGATTTAACCAGGGATCTGGACGCCAAATATCGCAAGGGGCAAGACGAGCACGGTGGAGCGTTATGGCGCAGGCCGGTGTGGAAAGATGCGTGGGAAGAGGTGCTAGATCTATGCACCTACGTCCACACTTTGAAAATGCAGCTTTCGGTCATAGCGGAGATTGCTCTAATCGGAGCCAGCGACGAAAGCGTGGTGGCAGCGCAATCGCGTGAAAGTTGCAGGCAGATCCTAGCCGTGCTCGAGGGATTCCCGTCGGCGGCCGATAAGAAATGAAAGTCATTCGCAAGTGGAAGCGATGGCTGGCGGTGAGCTGTAGCCACGGACACCTGGCGAACGCAGCCGCCTGCAAGGCTGCTTTAGAAATGAAAAGGCGGTGGCAGCCAGATATGACGCTCCACCTTGGCGATTTTGTCGATCTGTCTGGGTTAATGGGTAGCGCAAGGAAAGATCCAGATTCGCCCGAACGCACCGCATCCATCCGAGAGGACTTTGATGCTGGCCTTAATTTCGTTCGAGAATTGGCGCCACGCTATATCTTTGAGGGAAATCATGAGCACCGCCTAACGGCTCTACAATACTCGCCTAGCGCAATCGTCGCGCACTGCTGCACGTCGGCAAAGTCTGAAATCTTTAATATGTGTAAGGATTTACGAGCGAAATATATCCCTTACGACATAGAGACAGGATGGCGCATTCTAGGAGGCACGGCATTTGGGCATGGCTATATGTTTTCTGAATCCAGCGCAGTGCGTGATCACGTGGAGATGGTTCAAAAGCCTATTGTTATGGGGCATCTGCACAGGATAGATCGAACTGCGGGCCGTAGCTTTGGAGCGCCGGTCGGCTGGTCGATCGGTTGCCTAGCAGACATTCCCAGCATGCACTACGCCCGGCGGCAGCGATCCGTTACTAGGTGGCAGCACGGTGTGGCGTGGGGCGAGTACGTAGAAGGCGGGCAGGGATGCACGGTGAACGTGCTCTCGCCAGTAGGAGGCGTATGGCGATATCCAGTATAAAGTCAGATTGGGCAACCGTCCTGACCGAATATGTTGCTGGGCATCGTCAGGAAGTGGTACCGGCTGGCTGGCTAACTAAACATCAGATTGCCGAGCTGTGGGGAAAATCGGCAAATTACTCTAATAAACTCTTGGCACAATTGGTTACAGACGGGAGGGCGGAGAAAAAAAGTTACGTGATTCGACTGCCTCACGTTGATTCAAGCGGAAAAAAGTTTCTAGGCCACTGCCGCAAGGTGCCGCACTACCGGCTTACTTCAGGCAAATCGCCCAAAAACTAGCGTCTAGTTTCTTTGGCCAGCTCTTTCACGAGCAGGGTGGTAATAAAGGCCGAAAGGCTTAATCCGCCTTTCTTAGCTAGTCGCTCGCCGTTGCGTTTCACCTTGGGATCTATTGTAAGGTTGGTTTTCACCTTTTTCATAGGGGAACATAGTATGCGTAATTTATACGCCTTGCAAGTTTGAAAGAAACTTTAATAAATAAAAAGAAAGTTATGGACAATACGCAGACTATGCGTAGTCAAGGCGTATGCCTCGTCGCTTTCTCAATGGTAACAAAGCAGAAAAGACAAATCTTGTCCTGCCGTCGGTATTGAAAAAGGCAGCACAGAAACTGGCCGCTGCTCGTCGTATTTCACTTTCCCAGCTCGTCACCCAACTGCTCGCAAGAGCATCGGGAGAGCAAAGCTAGATACGCCATGAGCTTGAAGCGTCTTAACGATATTGCCATGAAACTCCGCCAGGAAAACCGAGCTCTTTCCCTTCGCCAGCTAGGCGCCGCTTACGGCCTTGGATACGTGCGTATTAAGCAAATGCAGGCACTGCCTGGATTCCCGCAGATCGCGGGAAAGGTAATTCCCTCTGATTTTGATCAATGGCGGCTGGCGCAGTCTGGCCTAAATTCACAGCATCGCGCAAGTCGTCCACACAGTGCCGCTGGTAAAGCTCGTGAACTAACGTCGAGGAGTGATTCACCAATCTCATGGCAACGGATTGAGAACAGCCTGAAAGCCGCAGTCTCGTCACTCGGGTTACCCGAAGGGAGTGGAAGCAGTGACGTTTAAGTCCGCATATATCCAGAAGGCGACGCCAGCAAAGCGAAGCTCGCGTGCTGGGAACGATGCAAGTCACCTCGCGTCCCTCGGCCTTCATTCTGGCCAGCATGGGTTCAATAGCGGCCGGTATGGGAATGCTGAAGGATTTGCCAGCTCCACCTTTGGGGCAGGGAAACGTAAGGATGCGATTCTTCAAGTCCACGCAATTGAGCGGGATCTGCGTCTCACGGAGACGGCAACCTGTAGCCAAGGCAATTTCAAAGCTGATTCGCATCCATTCTGGCACACCATTAACAGCCAGAGCCTTCCTTACGATTTTAATCTCATTGTCCGAAAAGACAGGTTTAATTCGGGAGATCGGCCCCCGCTTAATTCGATAATCCAGAAGAGCGACAGAATCCATCTTTCCCAGCAGTCGGCCTTGCCTATGAATCCACTTAAGCAGCTTCAAATCCGCACACGCTTGGTTGCGCCCGGCCTTGCGACCAGAGGTGCGTGGAAGGCTTTGGCGCCATTTCAAATAAATTTCACAATCATTAGCAGAAAACGCTTGCAGGGTTATTTTTTTCTCACTAATAAATCTCGCCAGATGACGCCAAGAATTCCTGTAATAAATTTTCGTCAGAGGGGAAACGGGATGATTCTGGATCAAATCTTCAACCCACTCGTGGCCGCAATCTTTTCGCTTTTCGTTCACTCCAATTCGGGCGGCCTCGGCCGTTGCCTTTGCGCGATGCAGAGTATTGTCGATTCGGTATCGGGTGCTTTTACTGCGCCACTTTCCGGTCGGGTCTTTAAAACGTATAAAGAACCAAGGGCTGCCGCGTTTTTGGTAAGAATACGCCATAGTCACAAAGGTAACATTTACTCGGTTTAAGGCAAGATTACACCATGACGCTTCCAACCATAATCAATCAAAACGTAGAGGGAAATAGAATCGGGGGTTCAAATCCCTCCACTGCCACTAATTATCACTATAACGACTTACGCCAAAGCAGTAACACGGCGGTAATAACTGAGCCTAAAAAGCCGTACTACCAGCAACTTAATTTAAATTCGCGCGGCGGGTACGATTTGACCGCCGAAGCGTTTATTTATCACCCCAATCCCGCCGTGTGCCGTATGTGGCACGCCCAACACGAGGCCAGCAAATGATCGACTGGCAAGTCATGCGGGATCTCGCTCAGGTATCCATGCTGATTACTGGCTGGGCTCTGTTCGTGGGCTCTGGAATCGCTGGGCTAACCGTGGCCGTGATCGTCATGGGCTGGGTGATCGATCAAATCCGCAAAATTTTTAGGGATCTATGATACGCGACTTAGAACAAGAGGGCGTATTGTCTGCACCTGCCGCCAGTTACGGCTCGGGCGCCTTGTCTATGACGATGGCGTTGATCGATCTACAAGCAAAAAACAAGGAACTACGCAATCGGTTGGAGCGGATCGAGGATATTATTAAAGGTTTAATCGAAAAGCAGGGAGTGCAATCGTGAGCGCACTGGCCAGCAAATTTATTCTGCTTTGGAAAGTTGCCGGTGGGCCAGAGCTGATCGCAGAGCATACGTTCCACCCGACTCGCAAGTGGCGTTTTGACTTTGCCTGCAAATCCGCCCGCTGTGCGATCGAGCTGGACGGAGGTGCGTTCCTACCGTTTGGAGGCAGGCACGGTCGCGGGATGGGGATGGTCAAGGATTGCGAAAAATATCGAGCGGCCGCCGACCTGGGCTGGCGGATCTGGCGATTTACCACGAAATGCCTGACGGCCGAAGCGGTGGCGATGACTGCCAAATCATTCCGCCTGTCCATGAAGGAGAGAAAATGAGCGAACCAATCAACGATACGCCAATAAACAACGACAAGCCGGACTACGAATACGACGTCTATGAGCGGGAGAAGGCTGACTCTGAATATGAAAATCAGCGTTTTGCCGATTACTACGGCAACAACAGGAGAGGGTAATGATGCCTAACTACGCATTTCTATTTATGGAAACGGCAACCCTTCGGGCTGAAGGCAATCATTTAAAGAAAATTAAAGAAGCCGTGAAAAGCGGAGATATGCAGGCCGCTCAAAAACTAGCCAGACAACACGACCTTGCGTGGGATAACGCCGACCGCGAGTTCCAAGACCTTAACCAACCGCACAGAAATAACGATTTTTGCGATGACGAGTAATCGCAAATCCAAGAAACCAAAACAAAGAAACAATAAACAAGAAAGGAAATCCTAATATGCCAATAGTAGCTAGTCGGGGTGGCACATACACCCCAGCGCCCGAAGGTAATCACGACGCAGTGTTCTGCGACGTTGAGGATCTCGGCGTAGTTGAAACACAGTACGGAAAGAAACATCAGATCCGCCTGGTATGGCAGATCGCTGAAAAGATGGAGGACGGGCGGCCGTTCACTATCGGCCGGCGTTACGGACTGAGCCTCCACGAAAAGGCGGCCTTGTTCAAAGACCTTAAGTCTTATGCCAAGAAGGCTCCACCGCAGAATCTGGATCTGGAAACGCTAATCGGTAAGCCGTGCCAGATCCTCGTGACGCATGCGGAGCGTGATGGATCGACGTATGCCAACGTGCAGGCCGTCCTGCCCGCGGGCGCAACCAAAATCAAAGTCGATAAAGACTTCGTCAGGAAATGCAATCGCCCTGGCGCAACTAAACCAGCCGTCGTTGAGTTAGATGCCGACGGAACACCCGTACCGTTCTAAGCACTTGGCCGGGCTGGGCAATCCCCAGCTCGGCCAGAAAGAAACCATTATGGAAATCCTAACTTTAATAGTTCAAATCGTATTCCCAACCACAGCAGTCGTGCTGGCCCTTTTCACCATGCGACTGATGAAAGATTGGCAGTAATGGCTGCGCTAATTGCCACGGCAAAAACGGAGTCGTCGCATTATTACCTGGCGTCGGGTGAGTCATGCCACGGTGACCTGCGATCCGCCCGCAAGGTGGGGGCATATCCGTCGGTAACCACCATCCTCGGAGCGGCTGGCCCCAGCAAGCAAGGGCTGATGAACTGGAAAGAGGAGCAGGCGATTGCCGCAGCTCTTTCACTCCCGCGGAACGATGGTGAATCGTTGTCGGATTTTGCCAAGCGAGTGGTGCTAGACAGCCGCAAGGAAGTGGAGGCCGCTGCTGCTCGCGGAACTCACATTCATTCCCTGGCTGAAATGATAATCAATCGGCAAGAGCCGGGTGACTTGGTCAAAGGATACGAGGAGCACTATGCGGGCCTAAAAGAATGGCGCGAGTGTTGCGTGACTAAAGTTCACGTCAGTGAGTCCGTCCTAGTAAACGAGGCGGAAGGTTACGCAGGCAGAGTCGATCTTATTGCTCAAATTCACGGCGAGATGGAGGTGATCGATTTTAAGACCCGCAAATTTAAGAAGGACGCGAAAGGCATCTCAAAAGCAACCGGCTACGAAACTGACCTTTTACAGCTCAGTGCCTATGCGTACGCATTTACGGACGAGGGCATGGCGTGCCGGAACATTCTGATCGATCCAGTCACCGGCCAGTTGCAGGACATCAAATACACGGCCGAGCAAGTTGCCCAGGCGTTCGAGGCGTTCACGTCAATCTGCAAGGTGTGGCGCTGGCTGAAGAAGTACGACCCGCGGGAGGTGCGCTGTGATTGAAGTATTGCCCGAACAATCCACGCACGAGCAGTTGTTGAACCGCGTCCGGGCGCTGGCCCGTGAGCTGGCGGAGGCAAAGGCTGCGCTGGCGGCTGCCGAAGGACGCGAGAACGATCTGATCGATCGGATTAGGAGTGGGCTGTGAGGTCGTTGCTTTGGATTGCCGCCATCTTGGGCATGACCAGCGGGCAGGCCGCTAACGTCATGATCGACATGCGACCACAGCCAAAAAAGATCAAGGTTCGCATCACTGGCTATTGGCCCGGCGAGGACGAGTGGAGCAGTCGGTATCAATCGAGCACTGGCACCCGCTTGCGAGCTGGCCGTCACTGCGCCGTTGATCCAGACATCATTCCGCTTTGGTCGAAGATCCGCGTCATGGGCGGGAAGCGTGAGTGGGTGGCAGTCGATACGGGCACTGCCGTGAAGAGTAAGAAGGCGAGCGGTGGGAAGTTGCCCGTTGTGGACGTGTTCGCCGCAAGTGAGAAGCAGTTTAACGCAATGCGGTTGCCGAAGGTGGCAATGGTGGAGGTGATGAAGTGAGCACACGAGCCGCGAGACTTGCATCAAAACGCAATCGGGCCGCTGGCCTTGGGGACACTCGTCCAACGTTCCGCCGCCTGGGCGTAATCGTTGGAAAGTTGCGCCGGGATCTGTGCCTGCCGAGCTGTGCACGGTTAGGCGTTGAGCTCGAATGTAGCTACAAGACGATCCAGCGGGACATCGATCTGCTGCGTGATTTTTTTGGTTATCCGCTGGAGTACGACGCCAGCAAGTACCACTACAAGCTGGCGGGGCCGCTGCCGAAGGCGCTGCTGTGAGCTTGCAGGATCTTCTAGTCATGTTCTCCGCCCGCGTGATTTGCACCTACACGCCCGCTCAATACGCCGACGCAGTCACCGCTGCGCGAGCCAACAGGCACAGGTGGGGAATGGGGCAGTGGTGAGAGACATCGTTCTTCCACCGTCTTTAGTTAGGCTGCTTGTTTTTTCTAAAAGAAAAAAAGACAAACCCGCCACCACATTAAATTTAACGGCAAAACAGTATGGAATAACAAAACAAGCCATCTCAAAAAAGTTAATTTCGTTGGCTGAAGAATTTGATGTGCGCCTTGATTTTCAAAAGAGCGACAGGGTTGGTGAGATTTACGCTCAACGTGCAAGGCGTATTCACAAGAAAAGAAAAACAGAAACTCCTAAATTTAACATCAAATCGTTAATGGATGGTTTATGTCCGTAAAACGCCTCACCTGGCATCTCGCAGTGCTCGAACGTGCGAAGAAGAATTTGCTCAAAAAGCAGTACGACGCAGTACGCACTCGGCTGGATCTAGCGATCCTGATGGCCACGGAAATGCTGAAGCAGGCCGAGGGATATAAGGCAAAAGCTATGGAGGCCAAAAAATGAAACACCTGGGGAAAATTACTTTTGGTAAATCACGCCCTGCTCCGAAGCAAATACTAGTAGACGTAACCTACGACGCAAAGACGGCCAAGGCTTTACATGCATTTGGGCTGAAGCAGCTAAAGAAAGATCCAGAGATTGTGATCGAGTACGTGATCGTGAAGGCGCTGGAGGCGTTTGCTAAAAAATGATCGTAAGAATCACACATCTTGACGGGAAGCTTCCAAACTTGGCTTTAATGAAGTTGTCTGCTTGGCATAAAAGCCAAGGGGATGAAGTTTATTTTAGTAAATCTATTCAGAAGGAACTATGGGAAGGCAATTATGACAAAGTATACGGGAGTTCCATCTTTGCTTGGAGTCAGCCAGCAAGAGAGCTGTTTCTGCAAAACTTTCCAAACGCAATTATTGGAGGAACGGGATCCGGCAAAACGCAAACCATAGAAGAAATTACGGGCCAAGAATTTGATGAATACGATTATTCAATATATCCATCATTTAAGCAGTCGATCGGGTTCAGCCAGCGGGGCTGCCGCCTAAAGTGCTCTTTTTGTGTAGTTCCAACAAAAGAGGGAAAGATCAGAGACAATTCCACCATAAAAAAAATATGGAGGGGCGAACCCTACCCGAAGCAAATCATTCTTTTGGATAACGATTTTTTTGGGCAACCAAACTGGAAGCAGAAAACAGAAGAAATCTTAGAAAACGATTTTCAAGTATCATTTAACCAGGGGATCAATATCCGCCTCATTCACAAGGAAGGAGCAACCGAGCTTTGCAAAATCAAATACAGGGACGACCAATTTAAGACTAAGCGAATCTATACGGCTTGGGACAATCGAAAGGATGAGGGGATCTTCATGCGCGGAGTTAACATTCTTTTGGACGCAGGAATAAAACCGCAGCACATCATGGTGTATTTTCTTTGTGGATATTGGCCGGGAGAAACGATGGAAGATATTTTCTATCGGTTTGAAAAAATGAATGAGATTGGGCTGCTTCCTTATCCCATGGTCTACAATAATTCTAATAAGGAGCTTAAAAAATTCCAGAGATGGGTTGTCCGTCGTCTTTATAAATTTGTGCCTTGGGATGAGTATTCTCGAGGAGGCCAGACAAGGTCTAGCTGCTTTAAGGATCAAATGGAGCTTCTATCATGATCGCACCACTACCACCCGCAATCGAAGCCATCCATCGCAATGGAGCCGCTGAAGGTGAGCGCAACACGCAGCTATTTAAGCTGTCCTGCCAATGGCGTGACCAAGGTCTAACCGAGTTCGACGCAACGACGAACGCAGAAGAGTGGGCCTACAAGGTGGGGCTATCGCAAAACGAAGCTGTTGCAGCCGTTAAATCCGCATACAGTAAGCCAGCCAGGGAGCCTTGGAGGCCGAAAGCCAAGTATGGCTATCAGAACGGGGCGATCGTGCGGGAGGACCTGCCGGTGCCGCCTATGCCGATTAGCGTGGAGAGCGGGCCGGTCGATAAGTTCCTTACTACCTGTTTCGACGTGGGTGATTTCATAAATATCACAAGATCCATTAAGGACGGCGATCGCGAGCGGCCGGACGGTGCAGGCGAGACGCGAAGCCGTGAGGAATGGCTGGAGCTGTTTAAGGCCGACGGGTTGAAAGAGTGGCAAGGCGATGCGGTGGGCGTTTATGTATCGATTAACGCTAACAACGGAAAGAATCGGAAAGCGGAGTCGATCGTTAAGTACCGCCACTGCCTAATCGAGTTTGATGAAAGCACGATGGCGGAGCAGTGGGCCATTATTAAGCGCAGCGGATTACCCACTTCCGCTATCATTAAGAGCGGAGCACGTAGCCTACACGCCTGGGTGGATATTCGAGCAGCTAATGCCAAGGAGTTCGCTGAACGAGTCGATTTTATTTACAAGCATCTTGAACATTCGAAACCCGATCCAGCCAACAAGGACGCTGGGCGATTGTCGCGGTTGCCCGGAGCGATGAGGACGGCCACAGGCTTACAGCAGGAGTTGGTTGAGTGTGGTGCGCCGACGCTGACCTACATGGAGTGGATGGAGCGCACAATCTATGGTGATATCCCCGAGCCATATAGCTGGGAGCAGTTGGTCAATTTCAAGGAGGATGCGGATATAACGCAACTACTAGGCAAGCGATGGATCTGCCGTGGCGGATCGGCCTTGTGGGTGGGTAGCAGTGGCCTTGGTAAAAGCGTGCTGTGCTTACAGGCAGCGATCACATGGGCGGCTGGGCGTGATCTGTTTGGCATATCGCCACACGGCAAGCCGTTGAAGTCGCTGATCGTCCAGGCGGAGAACGACGAGGGCGACGTGGCTGAAGCGTTACAGGGCATTCTAAAAGCATTGGATCTCACCGCAGAGGAGTTGGAACGTGTGAAGCAAAACATCGTGATCGTGCGTGATTGCACGTCTACTGGTGAGCGGTTTGTCGATAGAATGCGGCGCTTGGCTGAAAAGCATAAGCCTGATTTAGCTTGGGTAGATCCGTTGCTTGCGTTTATCGGTGGCGACTTATCCAGCCAGGAGACGGCAGGTGGCTTTTTGCGTAATTTGCTTAACCCGCTCGCCCTATCTGGCGGATTTGCTTGGATGCTTATGCACCATACGCCAAAGCCAACACGGGACGGCAGCGGTTATCAGGGCCACGACAAGGCGTATAGCGGATTTGGCTCATCCGAGCTGACGAATTGGGCAAGAGCCGTTTTAATGCTGTCGCCTTGTGGTCAGGATGAGCAAGGAACGTACACATATAAGCTAGAGGTGACCAAGCGCGGAAAGCGGTCTGGCTTGCGTCCTAGCGTCACTGCGAGCGATTTTATCGCAACCAAGACGCAGTCGTTAGTCCACCTAAAGCATGCAGACAGGGGAATGGCCTGGATTGAGGTAGGAGCGCCAGAAAAGTCAGTTGGCCGAAAGGCCATGTCGATCGATTGGGGCAAATTACCCGAAGGGGCTAAATACAGCCAAGTGGTCGCATTCGTACAACAGGCCACCGGGTTGCAGGAACGGCAAGCGAAGGCCCGTGTGAAGCAGGCTAAAGAGGACGGTTTGATCGAAGAAACTGAGGCTGGTTTATTCAGCAAAAAGGTGACAAATGAGCCCTTTTAACGTTAGTGCAGTAACCCTTATTGCACTAGTGCAGTATTGGGGAGCATGTAGGTGCAGTAATAAAGGCCCTTTAGGGCCTATTATTGCACTAATGCATTACACCATTTCCATTAATGCACTAACGACTGCACTAGCGAGGTTAATCTAATATGATAGATCAGGAAGCAATAGAACGAATCCCAGCGGTTATTCCGCATCCAGCTACAATGATCGATAGCCTGCAAGACTTGGTCTTTGAGTCATGCGACGATCTCAAAATTACGGTTACCACGTCAACGGTTGCGACTATCACAAAAGTAATAGAGCACCTAATGGATAAGTCTGCCGATCACCCGGCTATGGCTAACCGAACGGACACGCTGGGGCATGCGGTATTGAACATATCTCTTAACCGATCGCCTGAATCTATGACGGCCGTGGCCAAGCGGTACGGCATAACCAAGCAGGCGATCAGTAAGAAAGTCACAGAAGTCTATGATCGGTTGGGTATTCGAGCACGATCGCAGAAAAGCGAGAAGGCCCGCGAATCCTACCGAAAACGGGCATACCGTGTTCACGCAAAGCGGCGGCGTGAAGCACCTAAATTCAACATGGCCGCACTGAAGAAAGGTATTAAGAAATGAAGCTACTATCTGTAATAAACAAACTAAACGAAACGCGAGACAAGGCTATTGAGCTGGTAGGCAGGACGATTGCTCTGGCATCAGATGCTGGCGAGATCATTGCCGTGGCACGCACTGAAGGCAAGGACGTGCTGGCTCTATGTGAGGAGGCTGGGATTACTGAGGAGGTTGGTAAACGTTATGAGAAGGTTGCAGCGACTCAGAAGCGACTGACTAATGGCGATGCAGATCCTAGCCTTATGCGTCAGACTTATCTGCGGATCGGTATCTTGCCCGACCCTATCACGATGAGCGAACCGAGCGAGCCTAAGCACTTCCTGTTTCCTATTATGAAAGCACGGCAGTGGCTTGCGTCGCGTGGATTAAAGTTTATTAGCCAAGACAAAGAATTGCGGGCGCAGTTCCTTGCCGAAGCCGAGCCGATTGTGAATGCCTACAAAGAAATGACCCAATGATTCAGACAGCTATTAGCTATCAACAGCACTTATTTGCTGAGCCTGAGACGACAACAACGTCTGGTATCGATTGCCTAACTACGGGCAGAAATTCATTAGTTGGCTCGATAGGCGAGACTTACTTTGATCTATGGTGTTTATCGCGGGATATCAGTGTATTCATGCCGATAGCTCAAAACTCTAGAATCGATAGGATTATTTGGTCTGATGACAGATTCTTAAGAATCCACATTAAAACAGCCAACATGAGCGACTGTGGCCATGTGTTTACTCTTTGGAGCACAAACGCTTGGCGAGTAAGAAACAATATGGATAAATGCAAGATACAATCATCTGAGGCTGATTACTTTGTGTGTTTAGGTATTTATCAAAATAAAATCCCAGAGAAGATGTGGTGGCTGCCTTATGATATATATAAGGATAAGCAGTCAGTATGCTTGGATTCTGGCATGGCCGACCTACTAGCGGGGCCCATCTAGCTATGAAAATTTCTCAAAAGGAAGCTATCATAAATGGTTTACAAGTCGCGATGGCAAAGACA